GCAAGGCGTTGCCCCAGCTATCCGCGCCATCGATAAGTAAGTCAAACGCTTGCGTCATTCCCTGACCCATCACATTAGAAATACCGTCGGCCAAGGCAAGTTGCTGTTTAACCGCTGTGTTTAACTCGTACTGCTGCTCTATGTGCTTCTTCATTGCATCCATGCGACGCTGGTCTTCATCTCTTTGTATAACAGCTAGCTCACGGACAGCTTCCGCCTTGGCTTCAGCCTCTCGCGCATCCGCAGCAGACGTAATCGCAATTTGCTCCCTAAGTTGCTGTTCAAGAGGCAAGTCACGCCCTGTAAGTTTCTCCATAGCTACATCTTTTCTGGCGTTTATCTCAGCGATCCTTTCTTCTAGCCCAATCCGAATAACTAATTGTTTGTCCCCATCAAGCTCTGCCTGAGCAATTCTATCCTTAAACTGGGTTATATCTTTAATTTTTGTAGCTTCAATTTCAAGGAGCCTTATACGTTCCTGGCTCTCTTTCAAACGCTTAGCAGCTTTCTTGACCTCTAGCTCTTGCTTGCTTGAACCAGACCTAAATCTCTTTCTATCTTCTTCCGTTATAGGCACTTCAGTAGCTTTTACTCCGGAACTTAAAATATCATTTATTTGGTCAGTAAAGCTTACTAACGCTCCTTCGCTCAAACCTTGCATGTCAAACACTCCTGCTGCCATGTTTGGACCCGCTAGAAGAGAGCTAAGACCACCCTTTATGGGGTCTTTTGCACCTTGGAACGAAGGCAATAAACCTCTTAATCTTTCAGGGTCCCTCTCTTTCAACGTTGACAGAGATCGTGCGAATTGAGACTGTGCAACTTTTATGCCAAGAGTCGCATTAACTATTTTTAAAAATTTAGCTAAAGGCCCCGAAATAAGAAGCTCAAGATTTGTTGTTAGTTCGCCCCATTGCTGCTTGGCTAGCTTTGTTTCCTCAGCAAGGTCTTGCATTTTTTGGATGCCACCTGGGCCAAGAGCATCATTCAGTTCTTCCGTAACCAAAGCTGCTACGCCGGTCAAATCGCCTTGATTTTCAAGCTTTCTGGCTAACTCTTCAGTCTCTTTTGAGCTGAACAATGAACGTTCTCGCAGAAAATCAAGTGCTCCGCCTACAGAATTAACAGATTCAGCTGTTTTAATAGTGCTGGCTAATAACTGATCCGCTTGCTGGCCAAGGGCGCTAAGCCCAATCTGCGCTCCAAAAGATCCGGTTAATCCGCCTAACGCACCACCAGCCACAGAACCTGCACCACCGCCGAATAACAGCGGGAAGCCAGCGCCAAGGGCAACCTGGCCAAGACGGTCCATGCCAGCTTTACGAGCACGCGGTGAACCTGGAATATTTGCCGCCCCGCCAATCGGACTTGATGGGCCTCCTCTACGCGCAAGTTTCTCAAGCTGTTTTCTTTGGTGCTCGTAATAAGCAGGAGAGCCAATTAAATCTTTATTGCCTCGTATAGGACTGCTTGCACCGCCCTGACGCGCAAGTTTAGAAATCTCTCGGTTTAGATGATCAAAATATGCGGGAGAACCTGGAAGGTTTTTGCTGCCTCTTAATGGATTTGTAGCTCCACCTTGACGAGCTGCTTTGTCGATTTCTTTTTGCTGTGCTTCAAAATACTTTGGTGATCCAACCAAGTTTGGGTGCCCCTTGATAGGGTCTGAAGCTCCGCCTTGGCGAGCAAGTCGGTTAATGGCTTTTTGTTGAGCTTCGTAATAAGCCGGAGAGCCTACTAAGTCAGCACGACCTTTAATAGGATCTGCAGCTTGCCTGCCGGATGCGCTGATTTGGGCTGGTGAGCCCATCATGCTTCTTACCCCACGAACTGGGCTGGCAGGGAAACCTTGTCTTTGCGCTTTAAGTATTCTTAGTTTTGATTGTTCTAACCGAAGATTTCTCTCTAAAATACGAAATTCTTTTTGAGCGTTAGCAAGATCTTTGCGGCCCTGTTCAGTAGTTGCTTTACCCATTTGTTTTCTGAGCTTGGCAACATTTAGCCCCTTGCCCTCCATCTCGTTGATGCGATTCATCAAACGAGCACGTTTATCTACAATACTTTGAAGTCCTTTTTCCTGAGAAGTTGCTGACTTTCCAAGATTTTTTATCTTATTATCAACCTTGTTTAGGTCTGTAACGACCTTGTCCGAATTAATTTTGATATTTACTTCGTACTCAGCAGCCACGACTAACCCGAGAACATTGCTCTCAGGTTAGCGCACCCCACGGTATTGGGCCTGTTGACGACTCTTTTCAATCTCCTTCTGCTCTCGGTCTGACTTGACGGAACAGTATGCGCTCCAAGCCTGCAGTTCTTCAAGCGACATGCTGGCTCGAAGCTGAGCCAGTGTCATGCCTAGCTTTTCAGCAATAAAAAACTGCAAGAACAGGTAGTTGTCGCCCTCAATCGTCGCTTTTAATGGCTTCAGGATCTTCCACCTCATCCATGCCCTGCATCTTGGACATGATGTCCAAAACAATGCTTAAAGGCAGTCGGTTGCAGATCTTGGCGCGATCACCGTCCGAAAAGATCCGGTTGCCCACTTCGTCTTCTGCTTTGCGAATAACCATCTGGATTGCAAAATCCAAGTTATCCTCAGAATTGCTGACGTTTAATGCCTTCAAAGAGTTGTTGATGGAATCACGATCAGCAATCGTCAAAGGTTTCCAATAAAGCTTTAGAACGACTTCTTCGCCGCTTTTAATCGTGTAGCTACTTCGTTGTTCGACACTAAACGCTTTGCACAGTTTGTCGATTGCGCGTGTTTCAGCCATAAAACTCAGTCAACTAGCACAATATAGCTTATCCTAAGCGAGTTGCTTTAAAAGCTCTGTCCAAATCTCCAAGCAAGCCACCTGACTCTGTATATACCTTGTACCAGTCAGGATTCTTGTTCTTGGAAGTCAAATTAAAACCATCTCTATTCTTATGCTGCTCATAAGTAGCTGTTCCGCCACCACGACGAGGGACAGTAGCGTTTGAATTGTTAACAGCAAATCCTGCGTATGAAGTTGAGTTCCCAACATACATTGGACGATTGATCGGGAAACGCAACGAAGAAACTGTAACTGGATCACTTTTGCTTGGTTTTGGAACCGTTGTCTTGGCAGGAATGCCACTCTCAACGTCTCTATCAAATCCTGATTGATCGTCCGTCGGTTTAACCGCAACCTGACTTAGTTGCCATTTCCGACCAAAGCTGGAGGTCCACCATGGGCCTTCGTTTTGCAGTGATCTGATTACAACCGGTCCAGCTGTTTCACGCCCAGTCTCAATTAGCTTACGAATGTCTCCCGCTAATTCTGTAATTGGTTTTGCCATTAAACTGCAGTAAACGTGCACCGCACGACACTGACGAAGTGACTATTATTTTCTTCGGTTACGGCAGTTGGACCGGTTACTTGCCCTACACGCGGAACAACTGAAAAACTATCTGTGTAGCCAGAAGCGTTTATAGAAGTTAAACCATCAATAACTGATTCAGCAATCGCAGCCGCTGCAGCACTTCCCTTATCTCTTGGCGTGAAAATACCGCATTGCACAGTTCCAGCGTATTGATCGACTGCAGCACCATGTGCCTGAATTGTTGCTTGATTAAAGTTGATCGTTACCAATACATACTTTTTTGTTTTACCTGGCGTCGTAAATGGCATGTTGTCAAACACAACCTTAACCGTTGCATCTGCTGCGGCAACAGCAGTGTTGATAGCAGTTTCAAGCGCAGCTCTAGCGTTTACAAGCGTCATCAGAACACCACCCGCAAAATAAACATATACTCCTGTCCGCCGCGATACGTCTGGATGTCTTGAATTTTGCTCACACGTGCAGAACCAGCGAACTGCAAACTAACCTCGTCTTGCAATGTTGGTTGATTATCCCCAATTTGATCTGGAGTGATATACAACTTTGCTACGTTTTCTTGATAGCCCGTTTCTTCGTCGGAACGAATAAATTCGATTGGGGCGTCAAACGAATAGCTTGCGTCGGTCGTTGTTACCGCACCAGTAGCAAGATTGTACGCTTCACTGGTT